AATGGCTCGTAGGCCATAGGGGGTATTGGTCATTGACATTTACGTCTCCAAAAAAATTAAATACCTTTTCCGAAAGTGACCGTGGACTTACGTTCTTTGAACATAGGCATCCTCGGATCATTCTCGCGCATGTAGGTGTTGTCAACTGATTGCATCTGCGCATCCGCTTGTTGGCGATAGTACGCATTACGCTGTTCAGTAAACTCCACAGGTGTTTTGCAAAGCAGGAGACCACCTACCTCGATACTGTCTGGAAACTTTGCCGCAGCAGAGCTAAACAAACGAATCTCGGGATGATCTGAAGCTTTAACGGGTTCCCAACCCTCGGCAAGCTTGGAGGAATAGTTCGTGGCGTCATCTTTACCTTGTGTAGCGATACGAATCCAGCGAAACGCATAACCCGGTTCCGGATGCGGATCGGGTAGAAGTTTGGGGGGCATCCATTGTTTAGGACGCTCCGCCTTTTCGCGGGTTTCAAGTTCGCGTGGTGCGCGGTTAGTTTTTTCCATTTTCATTTCCTCATTTCTTCAGCAACCTTACGGGCGTACAGTTCCAATGGAACTCCCAACCGCTTGGCGAGATTAACCTGTGTTTGCGTCAGCACGATTTTGCGCGGTGCTGTACTACGCGTTGCAGGTGCAACGTTATTGGATTTGGTTCGCTGAGGTTTCGCATCAGCGGGTTCGTCGGCTCCAAATTGGTCGGCGAACCTTTCGCGCATGTCAGTGTTGATACGTCGGTAGTATTCTTCACTGCCTGCCGGAATCCCTTCCCCTACCAAGTCCTCGTGCAAGCCGAGGGCATAAGCTGTCATCCGTTTATTGGACCCAAACCACTGATTTTGGTCTTGCCATGCAAGCAGTTTTTCGTCCACGGGTGCAGCCGGTTGGGGCTGATATGCAGGTTGTACATCAGTTTTTTCCACCTGTAAAGGGGCTGGGCGAAAATTATTTACTTTTTCCGCTTTCATCTTGGCTGAGGTAAGCGCTTCTTGGGCGTTCACCAGAGCATCGGAGTCACCCGCTTCGTAGGCTTCTTTGTACTGACGTTTTGCAGTTTCAAGCTCGTTGGCCACCACTTTCTTGGCTTGTTCAATCAAAGCTGTCTGATTCTGGTTAACAGAACCTTTAAGTTTGTTGTTTTCTTCAGCCAAAGACCGGGCAAACCGCAGTGCTTCTTCTTTCTCACGTTCAGCCGCTTCTTTAGCGCGGCGCTCGTCGTGGTAACCCTTAGTAAAGTGTTTAATACGTTTTTGAACACTTTCGTCGTACTTTGACAACTCGTCGTCGGTCACTTCTCTGGGAGGTTCAGACATGGGTTTGCGCCCACGATCTTCTTCCGGCGTGTCGTCTACGACTTCAATTTCCGGTTCGTCGGACTCAGGTTCTACAACCTTGCCACCCTTACGGGCGTTGACTTCCGCTTCATCAGGAAACTCAAATTCTGTCTTTTCAATTTCAGCCATGATTACTCCTTAAGTTGGACGTTGGATACCACGAGGGTCTTGCACAACGGCTTGTACGGAATCGTCATTAATTAGACGCCATTCGGTGCCATGAATCTTCATGCGAGTGCCGGTGTTTGGACGAACCAAAATAAAATCACCAACTTTGCATGATGGACCAGATGGGAATCTGGCAGCGTCTTTAAACGCATCGGGACCAATCTTTGCGACAAATAACACGGGGGATAAAAGCTCCTCGTGGTGCATTATCGTGGCAGATTTTAAAATCCCTGTCTCGCTGAATTCTTCTTCAGCTTTGGGCAACATACACAAAATATGGTACGTCGCGGGGTCCGGCACTTGTTTGGCTTTTTCTTCAGCGGATGTGTTTAGCAATCCCGTCAGATCGACCGCACTAACGTCGAAATCAGTCATCGTCATAATCCTTAGTTTTTCGCACGAGGTCAGCAATTTCATACTGCGCGGTTTGCAGACCTCGGATAGTTCCGCACAGTTCTTTATAGTGCTCATGGGATTTAGCTCCACCAGCACTAATTACGTCAACCAACTGCTTGACGTGTTCGTTTAGTTTGCCGTCTAAAACTTCAAGCAGATTGGCCATGATTACTCCCTATTGCCTTGTAATAACTTCTCAAGTCTGTCCATCTCGGCATGCTCCAACTTCTGGCTATGTACCTGTCCGCCATGAGCCAGCTTCTGTTGGGCCTGCGCTTGTTGCTGCTGCATAGCTTGCTGTTGCTGGGCCTGAGCCTGTTCAAGCTCCATCCGTTTAGCAGCCATCTCCATACCGTGTAGCTCTTGCGCCTGCATAATTTCTTGCTGTAAGCGCATTGATGCCATGGCTGGGTCTTCACCTGTTTTAGCTGCGTTTTCTTGCGCCTTGAGTGACAACTCCTCGGCCTTAAGCTGCAAGTCACCCTTGACCTTGAGCGCTTTAATGTCGGCTTCTTGTTTCTTGATCGCCAACTCTGCTTGCTGCAACTGCATAACTGGGTCCTGCTGCATCTGCTGAGCTTGCTGACTTGCCGCCTGACCTTTACTCGCAGCCAGCACTTGTTGTGCGCCTTGAGCAACCAGACGTGACAACATAACTTCTGCATCTTCTGGCATCGCTTCGTCGGGTGGTGGCAATGGCACGCCAAGCTGCTCTTCGACTTTCTTGCGGTACGCAAACGCCAAGTGTTCTGAGAGGTGAGCTTGAATCTCGGCCATCATCTTCTGGGCTTGTGGGTTCTGACCAACCTGCGCCATTATGAGTGGGTCTTGCATCATTGATGTGTGAACTGCAATGTGTGCGTCGTGGTCTTGATAGATAAACGCTTTGGTTGGTTTGCCATTGAGGAACGCCATGTTCTCGCTGACCGGGTCGCGTGGTGTCATGTCGTCATCTGTAGGTACAAGTTTGTCAGCGTTCTTCACACCCAACACCTCGATCATCTGACGGTGCAATATGGGCAAGTCGTAAATCTGCGGAGCCTGTTGTGCCAACTGCATCACCGCTTGGTACTGCATGATGCGCTGCGCCATCGTCGCACTGTTGGGATCAGACACAGGGATTACGTCCACCATGTCGTAATCTTCTTGCTTTGCCATGCGGTCGCCGCTTGATGGATCAAAGCTGTACTGATCTGGTGTGTAGTCGCGGATGATGTCACGCAGGAGTTTGAACTCTTGCTTCATGCTGTAGTGCACGCGGGCCTGTACAGCAGACATTGTCTTTAGCTGACGCTCGAGTAATGCAAGCGTGGTACCCACCGGAGCATTTGCACTCATGTCGCTGATGTTCATGTCAGCAATAGAGCCAAGGCGTTTGCCCTCGTCAGTGATCTGATTTAACAAGGCAAGTAAGACCTGTGATGGTTCTTTGTACGGCAACATCATGATGTTGTCTTTGACCGCACCGCTTGGCACATCTACGTCACGGAACTCACCGGGGTTTATGGGTGTATCGTCACCTTTGATGCGCAAGCCACGAGCTTTCAGACCACCGGGCAAGTTAGCCAATGTGCCTGCATCCACGAGTTGACGAATGATAGAAGTACCTGCGCGTGCGTAGCCGCCGATCAAGTGGATCAAGCCAAGACCGTAAGCACCAAAGCCGGGTATGTATGTGTACTGTACGAAGTGATCGCGTTTTAGTTTGCGCTTGTCTTCTGGGTTCCAGTTACGGCGGATGGCCAACACTTTGTTAGTGCCGCGATCTATTGTCACCACGTATGGCAGTGCAATCTCATCTTCATCCTCGTAACCCGGCAAATCGTAGTCAACGTGGATTTCCAAAATCTGATAGCGGTCGTCGTCCGTAAGCGTAAACCCTTGGTCTTCCGCTTTCTTCTTCTCAATGTCCGTATGGATAACTTGCGGTTCACCCAACTCAATATCACGATAAAAGCCCGCTACCTGCAGCTTCTTCATGTCGTTCTTGGTCTTACGCATGATGTGCGCAACACGGTCCGATGTCTTCAGGCTCGACGCGCCATACGGAATAATGATGTCTTCCGCAGGTATAAACACCGCGACTTGACGCGCCAGACCGGGATCGTAGTAAACTTTCTTGAACGCACTACCGGCCAAGCCAAGGGAGTACAGCATCTTCTCATGCTCAGGGCGGTATTCAGACATCACCTCGGTCAACTGGTAGTTCATGTCCTCCCGGACACGCTCCGCAGCTTCTTCTTTAAGTTTATCAATTGCGCCGATGATCTCGGTTTTGACCGGGCCTTGAGCAGGGAACGTTTCAATGATAGTCTCGCTTTGGAACCGTACAGCAGCTTCTGTGAGTACCGTTGAGAAAACACCGCAAGCACCGAGCCACGGTTCAGTACGTTCCTCATATTTCATCCCCAAAACATCAAGACCTTTGACATACATCTCAACCCAGTCTTTGCGGCTGCCAATGTCTGCATCTATCAGTTCAACCAAGTCGCTGGCAACTTTCTGCAACTCGCCCTCGTCCATCTCTTCGGCAAGGTTAACGTCAAAGTCGTCGCTTTGCTCGCCCTTGACAATCTCCATCAGGTCAATCTCAACACCGTCCATACCGACGATCAAACCCTCGGGGTTCTCAATCTGAATCTCAATGCCGGGACCCTCATCTAACTCAGGGGCCAGTGCATCTAACCCAAGCGGTGCTGGGTTCAAAGAGGGGAACATATTAGTAGCCATTTAAAGTCCTTAGTAATACGCCTGCCGACGGGCCGCGTAATAGGGGTCATTATCCTCGTGGTCACTGCTCAAGCGCAATAGCCCACCCTTGCGAATTCTCATCAACGCCAGTGTCATGGTGT